GTACTGTTGGTTGTGCTAGTCACCAAGTTGCTCCGGCTTTAGCAGGAGCGGTGGTTGGGGTTGCACTGGCAGATGCAGCATATCGTCGCCCGGTTGTAGTGCAACAGCCGGTTGTAGTACAACCATCCGTTGTTATCCCGCAACGTGCATATCCTACGACTTATGCCCGTAGACCAATTTATGTTTGTGACTACTATAGTATCCCTAATCGTTGTTCATGGCAATAATAGGAGATCGTAAAATGAAAACAAAAATTCTAGCTGCCGTGCTAGCCATGGCTCCGCTAAGTAGCATGGCCCAACATCATCATGGTATGAGACATTTTGACCATCATCAATACTATAGAGGTGGATTGGGATGGGTAGCACCTGCTGTAATCGGTGGTGCTGTAGTATATGGACTAACCCGCCCTGCACCAGTAATCGTTCAACAACCGCCAATTTATATTCAACAACCTACTATAGTAGACTCATCACAGGTTGTAATCATTGATGGGGTATCTTATATTAAACAGGCTATGGTTATTAATGGAATAACACAAGAGGTAATGATTCGTCAATAATATTATGTATAAATTTCAATTATGGGTTAAGATTAACGACTTTCAAACTGCTCATACTATAGTATGGGCCAGCAATGGTTGGGAAGCCAAACTGTTAGGTGAGGCTCAGTATGGCGTAGGCAATGTTCTTAACTATACACAGGTTGACGACTAAATAAAAGTATTGTTGTAAAAACCGTAAGGAAAGAAGCAAGTCAAAAGACGGACAAGACGGGGGTGCGAATCCCCCCACCTCCACCAAAAGCATACTGTAGTGACGCTGGGGAAGAGTAATAGTCAGCGGTTAATAAATCTTCCAAGTGTGCTTTTGATGGGGGTGACTAGAATCGATTGACGGATGAGTAGATGAGCAGACAACACGATAGGCGATGGACGTAATCCAAGCAAAAACGATAATCGCAAATGATGATTATTTTGGAGAAGTACGCTTAGCCGCGTGATCTCCATGAGGTAGGAAAGACCTTATCACCAAACCAACCTGTAATAGGCCCTTCGGGGCCTATTATTTTGTTGTTTTCCCGCAACAGACCCGAAATTTGACATTAAATTAGCATAAGTGTATACTGTATCTATAGTGAGAAACAAGGAGCAGGCGATGAGCGAAGTTACTTACAAGCGTTGGGAAGAGTACACTCCATTGGAGCAAACCGCTAGTATTTGGTGGGACATGTATAAAGATGCCTATAACTTCCGCCCACGAGGTGTGGATACCTCTGACTGGACGCTAGAGACCTTCCGTAAGGAGATCGACTATCTCCAAGAAGTGATCGAGCGCAACGAGGCCCTGCGTGTCATTGAGGAGGACGTGGCTATCCAGCGCTTCGAAGAGCGTATCCAGCAGATCCTTGCAGTGGGTGCAAAGGATCGTGCAATGGCACTGCGTTGGATTCACGAGGCTGAGGATACGGACGGTGATGATGAGTACCTCTGCTTTCGAGTTGGCATCCCTTATGGATATTTCAAATGATGTATATTTTAACTACCCCAACTGGTAAGGTCATGCAATTCTATTTACAGGGTATGGCTGAAGTATATCAAGCAATTTATCAAGGCACAATCACTAAAACCTCTGCTTGACAATAATTCAAGCAGTTGCTATAATCTTTTTATCGTAATTTTTTCAACAGGAGTAATAAATGGCTCAAGTATCTGACAATCTTACTGTTACTAGCGTTCAGGCCCGTAAAGCAATTCTCAAGGCTTTCAAGGTCAAGCGTCCCGTATTTCTTTGGGGCCCTCCCGGAATCGGTAAGTCTGAGGTTGTTTCCGAAATCACCGAAGAGCTTGGTGGTTTTATGATTGATTTGCGTATGGCGCAAATGGAACCCACTGACATTCGTGGTATTCCTTTCTTCAACAAAGAGATAGGAAAAATGGACTGGGCTCCCCCAGTTGATCTTCCTGATGAGGAATTCGCTAGTCAGTATCCCGTTGTCTGTTTGTTCTTGGACGAGATGAACTCGGCAGCCCCCGCTGTACAGGCTGCAGGATATCAGTTGATTCTCAATCGCCGTGTTGGTAAGTATAAGCTTCCTGACAATGTGGTGATTGTCGCGGCAGGTAACCGTGAGTCCGATAAGGGTGTTACTTATCGCATGCCGATGCCCCTTGCTAATCGGTTCTTGCATATTGAAATGCGCCCCGATTTTACTTCGTGGCAGAACTGGGCAGTTAACAAAGGCATTCACAAGGATGTGGTTGGTTATCTGTCGTTTGCTAAACAGGATCTCTATGACTTTGACGCAAAGTCATCTAGCCGCGCATTTGCTACTCCCCGTAGCTGGTGCTTTGTGTCTGACCTGTTGAATGATGAAGAGGACACTGACTCTGATACACTGTTCAACTTGGTTGCAGGTTCGGTTGGTGAGGGTCTTGCTGTCAAATTTATGGCACACCGTAAGGTTGCAGGTCAAATGCCCGAACCTAGCGATATTCTCGCAGGTAAGGTTAAGGAACTGCGTGTCAAGGAAGTATCAGCGATGTATTCTTTGACGATTTCAATGTGCTATGAATTGAAAGACGCACTGGATAACAAAAAAGTTAGCAACAAACAGTTTCATGAAATGGCTGATAATTTCTTCAGTTACATCATGGCAAATTTTGAAACTGAATTGGTCGTAATGGGCGCTAAGATTGCACTTAAGACTTACCGTCTTCCGATCGAACCCAGTCAATTGAAAAACTTTGATGACTTCCACAAAAAATACGGGAAGTACATCGTAGAAGCAGGTAACTAATCAAAGGGGAGTTTCTCCCCTTTTTTTACTTGCAATTAAATACGGTATATGTTACAATATAGCATATATAAGATAAAGGAGTAGGTATGAGCGAAGTAATTGCCCCGACTAAAAAGCGTAAACGCAGTAAAAAATTTGAGAATTTGGTCGGCCCTACCGACACTAAAGTAGACTTCAATGCCCGTGAGCGGTTGGTAACTGCTCGGATTGGTCTGCTTCTACGCCATTCATTCTTTGGTAATCTTGCAACCCGTATGCAACTAGTTAACGCCGACGAATGGTGTTCTACTGCCGCAACCGATGGTCTAAAGTTTTATTATAACTCTAGGTTCATTATGATGCTCAAGCCTAAGGAAGTTGAATTCTTGGTTGGGCATGAAGTTCTACATGTGGTTTACGACCATATCGGTCGCCGAGGCAATCGTGATCCCCGGCTTTGGAACATTGCCGATGACTACGCAGTCAACGCCGATCTGAAACGGCACAAGGTTGGCGAGTTTATCAAAACCGTTCCTTGTTTGTATGAAGTAAAGTATGACGGTAAGTCTGCTGAAGAAATCTATGACGACCTTTACGAAAAGGCTGAAAAGATTAACGTCGAGGATCTTATCGACCAAATGATTGATGATCATATGGAAGGTGATAATCAAGGCGAGAATGATGGCGAAGAGATTGAAGGTAGCGGCAAGGTTAAAGGTCGTCCTAAGATGAGCCCTGAAGAGCGTGAGCGTGTCCGTCAGGAAGTCAAACAGGCTATCATCAATGCCGCACAAGGTGCTGAAGCAGGTTCTATTCCTAAAGGGGTAGAACGTATGATTAAACAGCATACTAACCCAATTATGCCTTGGCGTGAATTGATTCAGACTAATTTGACAAGTGCTATCCGCACTGACTTTAGTTTTATGCGTCCTAATCGTCGCGGTTGGCATATGGATGCTATCATGCCTGGTATGACCCCGGGCGAAGAAATTGATGTTGTGGTTAGTCTTGATATGTCAGGCTCTATCACTGATAAACAAGCTCAGGCATTCTTAGGCGAGATCGCAGGTATGATGGATGCGTTTGATGGTTACAAGGTCCATGTATTCTGTTTTGATACAGAAACTTATAACCCGCAAGACTTTACCAGCGAGAATATGGATACAATTGATTCATATGAACCAGTTGGTGGCGGTGGTACTGACTTTGATTGTATCTTCGGTTATCTTAAAGAAAATGCAATTGTACCCAAGCGTTTGATTGTCTTTACTGATGGTTACCCTTGTGGTAGCTGGGGAGACTCTGAATATTGTGATACGACATGGATTATTCACGGTGATAAGGATCCCAATCCCCCGTTTGGTACATTCGCACTATATGACGAGAAGTGACCTGATATATGAATCCCCCGATAAGGGGGAAACTATATATGCTAGAAAAGTAGGATCTACCGAAAGGGTTTTGATATCAATGAGTGAAAAGGCTTGGTCTCGTATCAATGAACAAGAGCAAGCCGAGATTTGGAAAGATATTAGAGGATTGGCAAAAACTAATCCATCGTTGAATGATGTATTGGATAGGTTGTTGGTAGTGTATGCGCTCATCAAAAAAGAAAACAATTAGGTTTATAGCCATGTGGGACATGTTTGGGCTTGAGTGTCTAATTAATGTCACACAAATTGAAAACCAACATGAACAATGGGAAAAAGAAAATGTTTTCCGTGTCCTTAAAAATGAGTCTACTACACCCAAACCAAAACATGTTCCATTAGAACAGATGATAATGCGGGCTAGGTATAATAGTCAACGCCATTATGAAATCTATGCCTTTGATTCAACATTAACCGAAAAAGATATTAGAGAGACATTTGAAAATACCCCACAAGTAATAGTAGATAGCATTCGTAGAACTGGTCATGAATTTTACAGTGATAGAGTCTTAGAAAGGTTACAGGTGATTGTATGATGTATATTGGTACAAGTTTGGGTGGTTGCTTGCAGAGTATCCTAAGGGGTGAAGTGTCCGAGGATCAAGTTTTGATGATTATTACTAGGACTAAATGTGAAACCTATGAGCAGTATGTTGGGGTAATTAAGATGTATTATGATGAAGGTAATCAGTACTCTAGGAATTCTCAAAGGTACGACTTCTCAAGATTTGATTTTGAAACCATTATGGAATTGGCTTCCAAACTTTACAATTCAGGTAGGATTCATCAGCCTAGGCTCTTCTCGGACAATGTGTATTCTGTTGCTGGAGAACTTTGGTTACAAGTAGTACCTACTAATAAGAATTCTTCACCCGCGGTAGTAGATGCTTATGAAAAATACAAAATAGTTGATGCGCTAACACGATGATAAAAATTGATCCTGTGGTTTGGTTTACTACAAGATGTTTAGACTTTAAGCCAGCTCATTTCGTATTGGCTAAAACTTCAGTAACTACTAAGTCTACCGAATGGATAGTAACTAATCTTAAGGGCAGATATGCTCTAATATCTATTATAGATGAGTTTTATCAAAAATCTCAAGTTCCTGCATTTGAGGATCCAAGAGAAGCTGTATTATACGAACTAACTTGGTCATAATAAATTTTACAATGTAGTCAAAATTTATTAAATAATTATATAATCAGGAGATTGAAATGAGTTTCTTAAGACATGTAGGCAAACACGGTGATCGTAAAATAGCAGTTATCTTTAGGGAGGTTCCCGGAGAGCCACATATGTGTTTGGTAACATACACTGAAACATTGAATATGCATGTTCACGACCCAATGATTCAATGTATTGAAAGTGACATTGGTCAGAATAGTGAAAACTTAGCAGATGCCCTTAACAGAACGTACACCAAAGACGGTAAACCTATTCTTCATGTACTTCACCATGAAGGTCAACTTAAAAAGGTTAATACAGAACAAATCGTAATGACCCCTCAACCTAATACTAGAATCAAGTTAAATGAATTGAACAAGATTCTAAACGAAATGCAACAGGGTGAGGAAGCAGTCCGTAGATTGGCTGAAATGGATAAAAGTATGGGATTACAAGATCCTGCTGATGTAGTCCGTAGAATGCGTGGACCACAATCTGGTGTTCCAGGATCAAGTGATATTTTAGGTGATAGTTCATTAGCACAACAAAGAATTGAACAAGCACAAAAAATGGAGCGTGAAGCACAGGGTCTATTAGCTGAATCAAAGCGTTTAATGGAAGAAGCTAAATCATTAGATCCCGATATTGGTGCATCCACAACACCAGTTGTTGACGCAACTCCAGTTAAGGCAAGAAAATCAAGAGCAAAAGTTAGTGCATAATGTCACCAGAATTTATCTCCAAATGGGAACACATCCTAGAGGATGTTGAAAAACAAAAAATTCCAGTGCAATTCATTAAAAAGATAGTACTGAAATTGCAGGGTAAAAGACAGCAAACAATTAATATTGAAAAATTTTTAAGCCAAGGTCTAGATCCAGATCAAATTGAAGAAGCGGTAAGTAGAAAGCTTCATGAACTTGATGATTCTATTACTAGCCTAGAATTTATTCTCAATGTTCAAAGTATTGCTGATACCGTTCAACCTGAAACAGATCGTTTATTGGGCAATTTATGAAATTGATTATTGCCTGTGACCCTGATGGTGGGATAGGTTATCAGAATAAATTACCTTGGAATAAAATTGAAGGTGATTTACCTAGGTTTAAAGAATTAACAACAAATAATATTGTAGTAATGGGCCGTAATACTTGGGATAGTCTTCCTAAAAAACCATTACCTAATAGAATTAATGTTGTGGTTACTAAAAATAATATTAGCGAAGTTACTACTATTCCTATTATATCAGAACATTTCAAAAATGATTACCCCAATGCTTATTTAATAGGTGGTGCTAAATTAATTAATACGAATTGGTGGGCTATAGATATGATTCACCTAACAAAAACTTATTTTAAATATGTTTGTGATACTTTTATAGATTTAAATTATATAGAGAAAATGTTTAAAGTTATTCAAAGTGAAAATCATAGCGACCATGTTTACCAAGTTTTAAAACGCAAATGAAACAATATATTGACTTATTAAAAGATATACTAGAAAATGGCGAAATGAAAGACGACAGAACTGGTATAGGAACAATATCAGTATTTTCTAGACAATTAAGATTTGATTTACGCAAGGGATTTCCTGCTGTTACTACTAAAAAATTAGCTTGGAAAGCCTGCGTGGGTGAACTATTATGGTTCATTGAAGGTAGTAGCGACGAGCGTAGACTAGCTGAAATAACATACGGTACTAGAGAAGGTGCTGTTACAATTTGGACACCTAATGCGTTGGCAAGTTATTGGAAAGATAAGGCAAAATTTGACGGTGATTTGGGAAGAGTCTACGGAGTACAATGGCGAAATTGGTTAACACATATTCCAACCGGCAACCCCGATCTTGATGGAATTAATGGTAAAATATACTTTAATCCAATATACGAACATATTGATCAATTAAAAAATCTACTTAAAGGACTGGTAGAAGATCCTAATGGCCGTAGACATATTCTTAGTGCATGGAATGTTGGTGAATTAAATCAAATGGCATTGCCACCTTGTCATGTTATGAGTCAATATTATGTAAACAAAAAGCGTGAATTGAGTTGCCATATGTATCAGAGGTCCGTGGATGTTTTCTTGGGTCTACCTTTCAATATTGCTAGTTATGCTCTACTAACACATTTGATTGCCCATCATTGTGGTTACAAAGTTGGTGAATTAATTATCAGTACCGGTGATACCCATATTTATAAAAACCATATTGACCAAGTTAAAGAACAATTATCCCGTGATCCGTTATCCTTACCTACATTAATGCTATCCGTAGAAAAGAAAGATATTTTTACAATGACTATGAATGATATTCACTTAGAAGGATATGCTAGCTATGACCCAATCAAAGCGGAAATGGCTGTATGAAAGATTATATAGAAACTAGGGTACATTACTTCAGCGTAGGTGATGCAGAAGATCCTGATATCTATGCCGCTCAACCCCTTTGGGAATTTCAACAGACAGAAAAGGGCAAGTGGATTATGGATAATTCTATTGAAACACCTATTTGGCATCGGCATATAGATCATAATACATTTGGTTATACTTATTATGTTACCGCTAAATTGCCTAAAGAAAAATATACATTTTTCAAACTTAAATTTGATTAATTGAATCCCGTAGATAAATACGGGCATGTGGATCTTATCTGTTTTACCTAGTTACGCTATACATGGTTTATTAACTGCTGGTATTATTGGTGTAATTCTAGGCTTTGTATTAGGGTTTATACCAATAATTGGTAAATATAAACTACCCATTCAAATTATTAGTATATTAATACTAACTCTTGCCTTATACTTAGAGGGCGGGTTAGAAAATGAACGCTTATGGCAATTGAAAACTAAAGAAGTAGAAGCCAAAGTTGCTGTATCAGAAACTAAAGCGGTAGAAAAAACTGTAGAAATACAAGAAAAGATTGTAAACAAAACCAAAGTTATTAAACAAAAGGGCGATGATATAATAAAATATATTGATAGAGACATAGTTAAAAAAGAAGAGATTGTCAAATATATAGAAAATTGCCCAGTGCCACAAGAAATAATTGAACAGCATAATAAGATTGTAAATCTATCTAGTCAATCTTCGGGCGAGAAGAAATGAAAAAGTTAATACCAATGGTATTATTACTATCAGCCTGTGCTAGTACTCCTGTTCCAATAGAGCGTAAATTTCCGCCGTATCCTAATACATTGTCAGAAAAATGTGAGCCATTAAAACCAATTGAACCTGCTGATAAAGTAGCCATTACAGACATGTTAAAAACAGTAGTTGAAAACTATGTAACATATTATAATTGTGCAACTAAAGTTGAAGGTTGGCAAGAATGGTATATTGAACAAAAAAGAATATTTGAAAGCGTAAAATAATTCTCAGTTCACAAAAGCCTTCTATGTGATAAATACTGTATAGATTTGGAACATAGCTATGGCCACAATTGAAGTTATTAATGTAGGGGCAGCTGCCAATGATGGCGACGGTGATCCCTTACGCACTGCCTTTCAAAAGGTAAACAATAATTTTGCAAATATTAATTCTATAGGATTTTCTACAGCACAGGAAATTACTGTTGGTGTAAGTCCTCAATTGCTATTAAGTACTCCTGTATATTATTTTACACAGGCTACTATGCAAATTAATTCTAGTAATTTACTGAATGATGATAGTCAAAATATTGTGATATATTCAGCAATTAATAATGGATTAACTGATGTTAATTGGACAGGACAATTTAGTCAATATTTTGGAAATCTTGTAACAAATTTTGACATGATTGTAGAAAATGGCAATGTTAATTTATATGCACTTCCTTTGGGTAATGCAGCCAATACTACAATTTCACATTTTATTTCTTATCAAATAACATATAATTATATAGCTTCAGGCAGTATAATAGCACTTTCCCAAGATACAAATTCTGAATTGGTAACTGAAACTGGATTATTAATTACAACATGAGGGCTAGAGAATTTATTACAGAAGCAATAGGATCTATACAGCCTGCGTTAGAGCGCACATTACCTGCAGCATGGGTTATTGATAAATTAAAAAATAATGATTTTTATACACAATATAGATTTGGTGTTGCATTAGCAGGAGCAAAGGGAGCTAAACAGCGGCAAGAAGATTCTGTACCTGAGTTCGCTAAAGAAACTCCATGGGGAGAAAATTTAGTTATAGTATCATATGCAGGCAGAGATCCATTACAGGGATATCTAGATGATGCAATGCATGAGATGGGACTGAAGCCAAGTGACGCAAAATTACTTACAACACCCAAAAGTGAAGAGCCGGTAGATACCGATACTAAGAGTACTTTAAAACCCTTTAAAGGGTACAAGAAATGAGAGCCTATGAATTTTTAATAGAGGGTGATGGTAAACCTAACCAAAACCATGTACAAGTATCTAAGGGCATGTATAAAGTTCGTGATGTAGGTGGATATGATAGAACATATCACTTAAATCGTTTATGGATGGCTATGGCAATGGCTGATGGTAAAAGTCAAGATGCAGTAGAAATGGATAATGCTAGTTTTGTTGAAAAATATAATACCGTTCATCCATATACCGAAGAAGAATATAATATGTTTATTGCAGCCACGAAGACGATCCCTTCAGAAATAAAAGATGTTATTCCTTATTCCAAAAGTGAAGAACCCAAAGATACTAATACCAAAAGCATTGCAGTAGGATTTAAGGGATATAAAAAATAATTTATCTTAAGTTTGCGAATAAATATATGTATGGAGACGGTTGCATATGTATATAAGTGGATTCATCTACCTACTGGTAAATGGTATATAGGGTCCCGAACTAGAGCGGGAGGCCATCCTGAAGATGGATATTACTGTTCAAGTAAAATAGTCAAACCATTAATACTATCAAATCCAAATGAATGGAAACGAGAAATACTAGCAACTGGTACACCTGCTGATATGTATGCGTTAGAAACTAAATTACTACAGGATTCAAATGCTAAACATGATTCAGCAAGTTACAATCAACATAATAATGATCGCTCACCGATTCGTACCGGTATCCCCCACACACCGCAATCAATAGATAAAATGAGTGGCCCGCGCAAGCCTTATGGTCCGCAAACACCAAACCATATTGAAAAACGAGCAGTCAAAAAAAGAGGAATAGGTAGGCCTGATTTAGGCCTATTGAATAGGTCTAGAGTCGGAATCAATAATCCAAATTTTGGAAAAATACAGTCCGATGAATGGAAGCTAAAAAATAGTATAGCCAATTCAGGTAAACCCAAACCACAAATTAACTGTCCACATTGTGGAGTTACAGGTGGTACTGGGGTGATGTCTAGATGGCATTTTAATAACTGTAAACAAAAGAAAGACCAACCATGATTGATGTTAACCAAATATTTGACACTGTTAAACTTAAGTTTTATTATGAATATCTAGTAAACTGTCACATTTATAGTGAGGGTGATAGTAAGTTTCATCAAGCATTAACAACTGAAGTAGTAAAAACCTATGTCGATCCGTTAAATTTGCCCAAAGATGCTAAAATCTTAGATTTGGGCTGCGGTCCGGGATATTTCTTAGATGAAATGAAAAACCGAGGCTATACCGATGTAGTAGGAGTAACATTAAGTCCTGAAGATGTAAAAATTTGTGAGGATAAAGGTCATACTATTAAAAAATATGATTTAAGTTTTTTACCACAAAAAGATGGTTATTACGATGAATCTGTAGATTTTATATTTTTACGGCATGCATTAGAACATAGTCCTTATCCTATCTTTAGTTTAATGGAGTATAACCGTGTTCTTAAACAAGGTGGCAAAATATATATTGAAGTTCCCGCTCCTAACTGTGAAAGACAGCATGAAATGAATCTAAATCATTACAGCATTTTGGGAGAGACTCAACTAATAGCACTATTCCTTAGAACTGGGTTCGACACTAATATATTCAATAGTATTGAGTTTGATTTAGGTATGCCTGCTGAAAATGGCGAACTTAAAAACTTTAAAGAAAAGTATTATTGTGCAGTTCTTACAAAAACTAGACCCTTAGACATTAAATAAAAGATAAATACTCATTATAAGTGAGTATTTTTTTAAGATAAATATTAGTTTGGGAAGACGCCCAAACTAAATAATAATTATGAGTGGATCACCGTCATTAGTTAAAACTCCCTATGTAAAAACTAAATTCGCAACACAAAAAGAGTTAGATGATTTTATAAAGTGTTGCAATCCTATTACAGGTTATCTGTATTTCATGGATAACTTTTTTATGATTCAACACCCTACTAAGGGCAGCATGGTATATCATCCATGGCCTTATCAAGAACGGTTAATTCATACATACCACAATTATCGTTTTAGTATTAGTTTGATGCCTCGTCAAAGTGGTAAATCTACTAGTGCTGCCGGCTATCTACTTTGGTACGCTATGTTCGTACCCGACTCTACTATTCTTATAGCAGCACATAAGTATACAGGCGCACAAGAAATCATGCAGCGTATTCGTTACGCATATGAAAACTGTCCTGATTATATTAAAGCAGGCGTTACCACATACAATAAAGGTTCACTTGACTTTGAGAATGGTAGTCGTATCGTATCAGCTACTACTACTGAAAATACTGGTCGTGGTATGTCTATTACATTATTGTACTTAGATGAGTTTGCATTCGTTAGACCTACTATTGCAGAACAATTTTGGACTTCAATTACTCCTACTCTTGCAACTGGTGGTAAAGCAATAATTACTAGCACCCCAAATAGCGATGAAGATCAATTTGCTCTTATTTGGAAAGGTGCTAATAAAACAGAAGATTCATATGGTAATCAAACTGAATTAGGTGTAAACGGGTTTAGAGCATACAGAGCGCATTGGTCTGAACAACCGGGACGTGATGATAATTGGGCCGAATCAATGAAGGCTCAATTGGGAGAAGATAGGTTTCGCCGAGAAATAGGGTGCGAATTTATTATTGCAGATGAAACTCTTATTAATCCTAGCACACTTATTGATTTAGAAGGCAGTGAACCCATAACTCGTATGGGACAAGTTAGATGGTATAAAAAACCTGAAAAGGGTAATATATATGCAGTGGCACTTGATCCAAGTTTAGGTACTGGTGGAGATCCTGCTGCTATACAAATTTTTGAGGCTAATACTACTACCCAAGTCGGTGAATGGAAACATAATAAAACTGACATACCTAATCAGATTAAATTATTGGCACAAATAAACAAATATATTGTAGAATGCACAGAAGAACCTGATAGTTTGTATTATAGTATAGAAAACAATACTATCGGCGAAGCTGCGCTAATATCACTAGCAGAATACGGAGAAACTAATATACTTGGTATCTTTTTAAGTGAGTCGGGCAAAAAGCGTAGAGGATACAATACTACACAAAAGTCTAAACTTACAGCTTGTGCTAAATTTAAAACATTATTAGAAAGTAAGAAAATGAAAATTCATAGCAAAAGTTTGATATCAGAATTAAAAACTTTTGTTGCTAGTGGTGGTAGTTATGCAGCTAAGATAGGTGATACCGACGATTTGATTATGGCATCATTATTAACGATTAGAATGCTACAATCTTTAAGTGATTACTATCTTGACTTGGGAGAACAAATTCGTGACCATGATGAATATATTCAACCACTCCCATTCTTCGCTGTCTTAAGTTGATACAAAGATAAATACTATATGCCAATTAAAACAGACTCATTATACCGTGATTTATATAAACTTCTTAAGGTAAGAGGTTACGACCCTATACCAAAAGGTAGTGATGGAGAGACTGTACCTGTTCCCGACGAAGCTGAAGTTTTTAAATTTACTTTCAAAAAAGATGGTAAACCAATAGACACTGCTTGGGTTACTATTGATAGTAACCAAGACTTAAAAATATATTATGATGATGGTATTGTTGATTCTACTACAGAAGATTTAGAATCGGGATCGTTTGATGATAGTTGGACTGGTTTTTTACAACAATTAAAAATGTGGAGTCAACGCAGACAACTAGGCTTTGATACCGAAAACAAAGACCATTTAGCCAGTGATATGGCACAGAGGGATCATATGAAAAAGAAAGAAAACATTGCAGAAGGATATTATCCAATGGGCAAACAAGCAAGTTATAGTGATGCTATACCTAGCGTCAAAATAATATTACAACATAGTCGTAAACTTGAAGAAGGTGAACAGCGTTATCGAAATATTTCTAGAATTTTCGTTGAAAATTCCAATGGAGAACGCTTTTTACTTAATACTACTAAGCCAGGTCTTGCCCGAGTATATGCTAGACATATAGCAGAAGGTGGCACACCATATGATGACCGCGCTGGTCATATTCAATCATTGGTTGAAGAATATGAAAAAATGGCAGGATTTGTCCGTGCTACACGCAATGGACAGTTTAATGAAAGTACTCAACGTTTAGTACTAGAAGGTATTAATCATTACCAATCATTAAGAGAAACACTAAGCCGTATGACTGGTCGTCGAGGATATAATATGTATTTTGAAAGTTGGACTCCTACTTTAATGGAAGACGACGGTGAAGTTTCTGGTATTAATGAACTATTTGTACAGGAAACACTAGATCCTAGAATTGAAAATGCTATGCCAATTCTCAAAAAGTTACACAAGAAACTTGGTGAGATGAAAGAAGTTTCTCAGTTAGAAGAATGGGCCGATAGTTTAGTAAATGAGTACAAACAAGACGATAATAGTGGTTATATTCAGTTATTACAAAGCAAATTAAAAGCAGGCAAGCCACTAACTCCCCAAGAAAAAGAAAAACTTAAAGCATATCT